GACGGATGTTGACCGGTACACGGGCATGACGACCTGAGACATCGGTCTTGGAGGTATCGCGCTCAAGGCGCGTCATCAGGATGCGGTTCTCATTGATCGTGCTTAAGAACCGGGGCAGGTAGAACTCCTTCAGTGCGGCATTAAAGCCGGTGTTCGAAGTCGTGGTATAATACTGGGCTCCAGAAGCCATGATTCATCTATCCTTAGCGCCGTTGCTCTCCCAGAAAAGAGCCAGCAGCCCGGTCACCTGCCTCTAAAAACTTGCGTACTGTGTCCTCAAGAGCTTGACCACGGAAGTCCATAGCATTGTTCTTGGGGTCACGTATCGCGTTTTGTATTGATTCGGTAGCCGTACCTGCCGACTGCCCCGTCTGGAGAGGCGGCGTATCGTTAGTTTCTTGCGTCTTCTCTGCCACATACTGGCTGTTAGCCTGATGCTTGGAGCGGACGCGCTGGTTGTTTATTTCTCTGAAGAGGGCTTTGGCGTGATCCATATTGAACTGGTTCCCATACTTCTGCATACCCTTGGTGGCGATAGCAGAGAGGATGAGATCCTTCTCATACGCATCGTCAATACCCGCTTGTCCGGCTAGGCTTTCTAGCTCGTTGTTGTATGCGCTCTTAGTAGCCTCGTTCTGCTGCTGAGTAACGGCAGCGGTTACTGCTGCCATCTGCTGTTGCAACGGCGTTACCGCTTGCTGCACTTGCATCTTAGAGGCTTCCGTGAACACATTGTTGAGGCGGCTGATCGCCTGATCGTCCGCTTCGGGGAACTCACGCCGCAAGACATCCGACATGTCCGGTCCCGTCTGCTGGGTCTGGGCCTGTGGTGCTTGCTGGGTATTGCTCCCTTGGGCATGTTGAGCCATAGCAGCTAACACGCCCTTGAGCTGGTCTACCTCACGGCGCAACGACTCCGTCTCACCTGTCGCAGGTTCCTCAACGGGAGCCTGTGTCACTGGCGGGGTTGCTGCACTGGGTTCGGCTTCTTGCTCAGGTTGAGGTGCTACTGGTGACATCGTCTGCTGATAGAGATCATCAAAGACGGAGTCATCAATCACCTCAGGCTCTACGACAGCCGCAGGGGCCTGCTCTACGGCAGTGGCCTGCTCTTCGTGTTCAGCCATGATACACTCCTATTGCTGGGTGGGGGCTGGTGCGCCCATAGCGCCTGTTTGCGCTAAGGCACTCGCAGCCTGTTCGGGTGCGCCTTTGGCAGCTTCTGCCGCCATCATCGCCTGTTGTTGCTCCTGCTGCATGACCTGCTGATGCACCATAGCCCGTTCCAGTATCGTCTGCTGCACTGTCTCAGGCAGATCCTCATACTCAGAGGTCAGCATGAAATCCTTGTATACCGAGAACTGGACCGCATGGTTGTCTACCGGCAGGGGAGGGGGGATCTCCTCACCCCCTTTCATCATCTCCAGATAACGCCGTGCTTTCTTCGCATCCAGCGTATACTCAGAGTCAAAGCCTTCGATGCCCAACTTCTCCATGATGCGTCCACGCACCTCTGCTTGGGCAATGTCTCCCAGTAGGCCCATCTGAGCCGCTTGCATCACCTTGGCCCGTTTAGCGGCCTGTGAGTAGTCCATGCCAATGCCTACCCGTACCGTCATATCCTTGGCCGGGCTCAGGCTGGCTTTGGAGATGTAATAGCTCTCCATCTCGCTGTTATCGCCCAGCACCTTAACGAGGCGCTGCTCCTTCCAGTACTTGGCGATGTTGAGCAGCTTACGATGCTCATGCTCGGCCAGTCCGTTGCGCCACATCTTGATCGAAGGGCCGAAGCGTCGGAAGGCTTGCTCCTGTATCGCTTCGATGGCAGCGCCTGTCTCAGGACCAGGTGGTATATCACCCGATAAGACCTCCCTAGCCCCTGAGATCTCCTCCATGTCGCGCACCATCTGCTCACGCTCATTAAGCACCTGCGCCGGTACGCCGACACCCGGCAGTCGCTCAGGCTTGAAGCCTCCAGAGGTAGAAGGCGACCAGCGCACGACCAGTCCAGAGCGTCCGTCGATATGGCTGATAGCCGACCCTTCCGGTACTAACCACTGATTAGAAACCATCTGCTTGCGGTTTTGTATCAGGTGGCTGTCGATGCTGTTAAGGCGTTTTTGCAGCGGTATGAGGTCACGGAAGAGGCTCTGACCCCAGAAGTTACCGGGAATATCTCTGTATTTGATGTGCGTATAGGGCAGCTTGCCATCGCATGAGTCGAGCGCACCCGAATGCAACACATGGCCGTTGGCCGTGATGATCAGTAGACCCTTCTTCCAGCGCCTGTCGGGGATGTGCCTGAAGAGTTTAACGAGGACATGGTCGCGTCTGCGCTCCCGCTCCGGTTGGAAGTAAGACTGAAGGGCATGGCCGTAGACTCCCGGCCAGTCCTCATACTCCAAATTCTCAGCCACCACATCCTTAGCCTTCTTACCGAAGAGGCTCTTGACCTGATCGACATCCATAGGATCGGCTTCGATGGCGTAGCGGCAGCGGTCAAACGACTTAGCTGGCATCGGGAATAAGTTGAGAGGACTGACTACCTCTTCTTCGATATTGCCTACACGGAAGGTGTCATACTGAGGCTGTCCCGCCTCGTTGGTGACCTGCTCTTCCCGGTCGAGGTACTGCTGGTTGCCCAGCTCGTCCAGTGCATATGCCTTACCCTCGCGTAAGACCTCGTTGCAGTCAGGGCAACGCTCCAAGCCAGTAGCCATCGGCACTGTGGTACCGCAGTTATCGCACTCAAGAACGCTGTTAGACTGCTCTACTTGGGTGATCTTGGTCTTGGGCCTACGCACCTTGTCTCCAGCCCGTCCGTTCCAGCCGGAGTAGAGGAAGACGTTACCGGCGCAGAGCAACCACATGGCTGCTGGCAGGAGCAACCGCTCTTCCGATTGCAGCCGCCTGAACTCCGAGTGCAGCACTCGCGTTGCCGCTTTCGCCGCTTCGATGTCGGCTTGGTCCCGGCTGGCCGGGTCAACGAGGGGCAGGATCTCACCCGAGGTGAAGATGTCGAGGATGCGGTCACCGTGCTTACTCAGCAGGTTAGTCGTAGGGGTAGGCACCCACTCATCTAATGAGTGCTTAGTGAAACGTCGAGCATGGGGTAGGTAGCGGACCCACTGGTCCCCTGCGAAGAAGTGGATGTTCTCCTTCCAGCTCGTCTCCAATCCCATCCTGCTCTTGGACAGGTACTGCCAGGAATCTTCTACAAAAGAGAGGAGCTGTTCCTCGCTCTTGGGAGCTTCCTTGCGGTCGGAGACAGGACTACCCGATCCGTAGACATGTTCTTCCATATGGACTAACGAGGCCGCACTCCGCCTCTACCTACCTTGCTGCTTACGGCGCCTTGGCACTCGCGTCTGTTTTTGGCCTCCACGTACCCTCTTAGTTGTCTGAACCCTGGCCCCTGCGGGACGAGTAGTTCGCTTACTGCCTACTTTACGTCTGGTAACAGCCATGATAAGTCTCCTTTTAAAAGGATTTCTTCTTCTTCTTCTTGTTCTGACTGGGCGATTTCTTACGCATTGCTTCGATCTTATCGCCCGTGCGCTCTCGGAAGGCATCCGCATCCGCTCGTCCTTGAGCCGTATAAGGGAAATACCTGCCATTGATGATAGGCATAATGCCTCCTTGTAACGATAAACACATTACAACACTCTCTATAGTGCATAAAAAAAGGGGATGCACAAGGTCCAGTAGACCCGATGCACCCCCTAAAAGCGTGAGAGAGGTTTATTTACGTGGCGTTTTCGTTCTCCTCCCCCTCTGAGTCATTTTTTTTTCTCACGGTCATAAAATTTGTTGCTGACATAGCCAATACCGGGCCTACCTGAGGGTCTTCATATGGATTGGGTAGACGATTGTCTATCAGCTTATCGGCGTAGGCTATCTCAGTCAGGTACTCAGCCGCTGCCAGACAAGACCCCTGCCAGTCTTTTTGACTCACCATATAAGCATCTGCTGAGGGGAAGTGCCATGCCTTGCCTTCGGGCAAGTTCTCCGAGACAAAAGCATGGAAGGGCAGGTTACGCAGCAAGACATCGAAGATCCAAGTGGAGTGGATGTCAATGGATTGTGGCCCCATAGCAGGCTGCTCAGTCGCTTCTCGTGGCTGAGGAACATCCTCTGCTGGCTCTTTTGCGTCAGTAGCCTCAGGCCATACAATGGCTACAGAAGGCGTTTCCGTGCCATCCTCGCCAATCAACGCACCTGACTGAGGATTGCCTCTGTTGTCGGCTCCAATAAAGTAACCGGGTGCATTGCTGTCTTTGGGTATCTCAGGCATATCAGGCTCCCTCTACGTCTGCCACAGAGGTACGTCCTCTGGGGGTAAACTCCTCCTCGCCATTGAACGACCACTCAGGCAAGGGGACATCGGCAGGCAGTTCAGCCTGCAACTGATGATAGCGCACCGCCACGGCCAGCTTCTCATAGCGGTCCATCATGGTCTGACGCTCCACCCGCTCCGAGTTGAGCTGGCGCAGCAGACCCAGATTCATAATCAACATCACTGCAAAATAAAGAATCATCATGTATTCCATTACAACAACGCCTCCGCTGTCGATGCGTGGTCCGGATCTTCCTTTTCCATCTTACGCTGCTGCTGCTCTACGTGCCGATCAATCAAGCCCACACCCTTCTCAATGTCTTCCTCACCCCATTCCGATAGCTCCTGACCATCCCAGTAGGGGTTGAGCTGGTTGCGCTTGGCCTCGCCCCATTCAGCTTGCACCTTAACCATCTCAATGGCGATCACCCATGCCATCACCAGATCGTCATGCGCTCCCGAAACCGCCTCAAACTTGGTATTGGTGAAGACAAACGTCTCAAACTGGGTCAGTAGATCCGTCGAATGGGGGTAGACTGCACCCTCCTCCATCCATCGCCTAGCCTGAGCGATAAGGATAAGGCGAGTCTTGAGGTTCACATTGAAGCCCAGCTTGGGCGTAGCCTTGTCCCACGGCTCCCCAGCGTTGTTCTGCTGGAGATATATATTAGGATAACCCAACCGCTGTAGGACTCTGTTGGCACCCCCATCCTTGTTGTTTTCAATGCCGATCAGCGCATCGTTGTAGTGAGAACCCAGCATGTAGCCCAGCTCCCCGAAGGTGATCGGGTCGATCTTACCCTGCATCTCAGCCACCTGATGCCCCGTCTCCACATCAATAACCTCATAGACCGAGTCATCACCATGCGCCAGTCCCTCCGCTACATCGCCCCCAATAGCGTAGGTATGCCCCTCCTCAGGCTCTATCCATATACGCAGGTCGTAGCTCACGCTGCCCTCGTAGTGCAGGTAACACCACCCAGCTCATCAATGCCCAGCTCCCCCTTGAGGCGAGGCTTGACGCATAGAGAGCGCATATCGCGCAGCAGCTTGGCGTTAAAGGCCAGCTTGACCCCCATAGGCACGAACATGCCATGCACACGCGCTTCGATCTCATCGTCATCCCACTGCTGCATGAGACGATCCTTGGCATCCTGAGGGATATGAGGATTGTCCAGCATAGACCAGCGGTGGAAGGTAATGCCCTTAGCCCTCTGGTGCAGGAATAGCTCCTCGTAGATCCACGGGATACCCCCTCGCTTCTCATCGAAGACGGGAGTCATAGTACCCAGGAACTTACCGTGGTGATCAGCCAGACGAGCCATGCACTCGCCGTATATCTCACGGGGCTGCACCTCGTCATGGTGGCACTTATGCAGCCGCACACCTTGGAACGTGTTGCGTTTCTGGGTAGAGAACTTGAAATGGATTGATGAGCCGTTGGTAAAGAGCAGACGATGCTCTGCCCAGCCTGAGCGGGGGGACCACTTGCTCTCATCCGAGACATAGTTCCACAAAAAGCCCGACTCGTCCTCGCCAAAGACCTGCTCGACCAATGTGCGCTCACAGACGTTGACAGAGGTTTCTTCCGTGTCCGAGACTACCCACATATTGACCGAGCCTTGAAACCGCTCTGAGGGCTGCTTGGTGATCACATCGAGGTTGAGACAGTCGGCTACATCCTCCATAAGGCCAGCCACTGTCTTACCGCCACGGTTACCTGCGATCAGCCATTTGTTGTTACTGGAGTCCATCAAGGCACCAGCCTGACACGCATCCTTGCCCCCGTAATGCCCGTAGCGTTTGCCATCGACAACGCCAAAAGGCATCCACTGGAAGAAAGGCGTAGCGGCCAGATAGCGCAGCTTCTCATACGCCTTGGCATCCGCTGCTTGGAAAACCTCATGGAGGAAAGGCTTGTCCCTGAGCTGCCCTGCTAAAGCGGAGAGCTTGCCTAACTCAAAGGTATCAGCCATAGGTCCAGACCGTGGGACGGGCATCCGTAAGACCGTCCTCAGGAGACAAGGTGTCCAGATGGATAA